GTCCTTGTCTGCAACATAAGCTCTTACAGGCTTACTGCTTTGTATAGCTGTTGAGGTCGTAGCCTCTGCAATAGCCTTTAGGTAATCTACACTTTCGTTTGCAGGTGAAGAAACCAACCCTCCCTCAGCAAACTTCATTCTCCCAACAGTTGGATTCATCTTGCCCGATTTATTTATTCTGTCAAGCAAGTCTCGGTGCATAGAAGTAGCTCTTTTGTTTACGATGTACTCACCGCCTTCCATTTCATATCCACCTCTACCTTGAACGGTAAAAGGAACTCCACCCTGTTCGTGTGATGGTCCGTTTATCACACCTCCATCAGCAAACTTCTTAGGGAAAAACTTTCTTTTATTAATAGCAGCTACCTGTGCCGTTGTTTGAGCAGCCGCAATACCCGCACCTATAGAGCCTACTATAATTGCTGTAGCAGGTTCATACTTTTTAAATGCTTCTATATATGCTTGAGCCGCAGCTTCACCGCCCTCAAGTAGAGCATCGTTTCTATCTTGTTTTTTTTCAGCATCAAATATGTTTTTTTCTATTGAGTTTTGTTCCGCTATTTCAGCCTTTTGTAACTCTTTTTGCTTGGCTCTAAACTGAGACTCAGTTATTAACTGGTTGTTTAATTGAGATTTTAATATTTCTTCTTCAGTTTTATATCTTGATTTTATTACATCTAATTTAGCTTCTTCAGAGTTCTTTAAGTTTTCAAGACTTGTGTCGTTAAAAGCGGATAAAGATTCTCCAAGAGCGTCTACAGATTTTTTAGCCAAATCTGCCCAATCACCTTCTTTAAAACCATCCTTAAAATCTTGAAAATCATCCTTTACATTATCTGTCGCAATTGCCATTTCACTTATAGCATAACCAGCTTCAAGAGCTTTTTTAGCTATCTCGTCAAAATACGCAGAAACCTCTGGGGAAATATCTACAAGTTGTTTAAATGCATTTATGTTATTTAATAACCCTTCATATTGAGCATCACGAGCGGCGTTGTACTCCTCTTGAGTTATCTTACTATTTTTTAAATCCTCATCAAGTTTCTTTATTTCTTTAGAGTAGTCAGAAACAGCTTTTTCAACATCTGATATAACATCTGAAGTTAGTATCTCAGCTAAGTCATCAGAAGCAAGTGCTGCTTCTTTTATTCTATCTACTTGTGTTTCAAATTCTTTTGATAAATCTCTTATTGCGGCAGATTGCTTAACATAGGCATCGCTAACAAGCTTGGTTCTTTCAGCTTCTATATCAGCTCTTTCCTCAGCAGTTTTTGATATTGATGTTTCTATTTTTGCCCGCTCATTAATTTCCTTTACCTCTTCCTTTGTCTGTCTTTTTATATCTTCAAGGCGTAATTTTAAAGCGTCTCTTTGATTTTTTGTTCTTATTTTTAGTAATTCACTTTCATCTTTTAAAGAGTTGTTTAGCTGCTCTTGCATTTGCTTATAAACATTTCTTTCTGCTTTTAACTGAGTCTTTCTTAAGCCACTTGATTTTTCAATTTTATTGTCTAAAACGTCAATCGCATGGCCAAGATTAGTATACTCTTCTGCAATCTCTTGATTTACGTTTACACCATCTATAGATTGTTGTATTATTTTTTCTACAGTTTTACCGTAAACCTCTTGCGCTCTTGTTTGACCTTTTGTAATCGCTGCATCTTCCTTCTTAGCCTTTACAGAGTCTTGAATTTTTTCAGAAAGACCTTCTACTGTATCGTATAATCTAATAGCCGCTTCATACTCTTGATTCAATCCATCAATGTCAAATGAAGATAATGTTTGTAATGCTCTGTTTTTAGATAACAACTCAAGAGCTTCATCATATTCTTCAAGGGTTGCTCCAGAAAGAGATAGAGCTTCATCAAGAATATCCGAACCATCAATAACATTTTTAATTGACTCGTCATATCTCTCAAAACCTACATCAGAAATACTTTTAAAGGCAAGTGCCGTTCGCGATGCCTCCTCACTGAGTATTGACATTACATTAATTAGAAAATCACTTTCAACAACAGAGTTTCCTATCTGAATTTGGAACTCTTTTAATGCTGCATTAAGCAAATCCATCTGCCCAGAAAATGTATTAATTTGTTTAGCTGCGGATTCAATAGCTCTCCCTTGTTGATAATACTTGGTATTACCTTCTTCTATAGCATCTAAGTTTTTTAACAATGTAAGGAGCTGTGCTGCGTTTCGCTTACCTACAAGCTCTGATGCTTCTGCTAAGTTGATGTTTTGTTCAGCAAGAAGTTTAAGTGACTTTTCTGCATCACCACTTGTTTTACCAATCTCAGTTAATATACCGCGAAGACCTGTACCTACACGAGAGGCGGTAAACCCACTGTCAGAAAGCACGGCCATAGCTCCAGCGGTCTGCTGAAGTGATAACCCAAGGCTACTTGCTATTGGTCCGATATACTGCATAGCAGTTCCAAAGCTTTCAAACGATAAAGCACTCTCGTTAATAGAAGTTACGAGAACATCGGATATTTCTGATGTTTGCTCCACAAGTAACCCAAACTGATTCCGTACCTTACCTACCAAAGCAGCAGTTGCCTCAAGAGGAGAACCAAGTGCTTGAGCAGCAAAAGCTATAGGCTGTGTTGATTTAACAACCTCATCGGCTGTAAAGCCAAGCTTTGATAATTCTGTTTGTAGTTTTACTATTTCTTCTGCCGTAAACTTCGTGCTACCAGCAACCTTAAGCGCATTTTCACTTAATTTTTCTATTTCATTTCCAGAAACCCCTGCAACCGCAGCTAAATTAGCCAATGCTTTTTCAAACTTTATAGCTTCTTTTAAAGCGTCAGTTGTTAACGCTCTAAAAACTTTTAAGCCAACATTTAATAGAGCGGCTGCTCCTGCGTATCTCGCAACCGTTCCTACCGCAGTACCTAACTTTTTACCAAAACTGGTTTGAGCCTTAGCAGCTTTTCCCGTAGATGCAGCAGTTGACGTCATTGTCTGCTGAAACTTTTTTTGAGAAGTTGTAGCAGCATCAATAGAACTTTTATGCTTTTTATTTCCAGATATTAATCTTTGTTGCTTTTTATATAGCTGGTCAGAAAGCTTTACTGCTTGCTTGTTTGCAGCGTTTAGTTCCTTTTGCTTTTTAGCGTACTCCTTTGTTCCTTTTTGAAGCTTTCCAAGTTCCCCATAAAGTTTTTTAATCTTGTTGCTAAAACCATCTAACTGTTGCGATAGTTGTTTAACACTTCCTTTTCCTGTTGTTGCCATTACTCAAATACTTCTAACATTTCTAATACCGAACTCTCAAGTGCCGTTCCATACAAAGAACTAATTCTAACATATGCTTTAGGCAGTGCTTTGTTTACGGCAGATTGCACTCCATTTGACGTGTCTTTAAACGGTGAAAACAATTTAGTTTTCTTAATACCTTTAGCTGCTATACTCTTTGATATGTGATAAGCAACATTTTTTACTTGATACTCTTTTGATGTATCTAAAGGCTTTCCTTTATACTTAAAACGACCTCTATCACCCTTTGCTTTTATCCAATTCATTATGCGAGTTCCGTCTGGATGCCAAGCCTTAGAATCAGAATCTTCCGTAAGCCAATAATACTCTTTAGCTAATCCATAACTTATTTTCAACCTTATTGATGCGAAAGTTGGCACACCATATTTCATAGATGTAACCCTAACAACAACAGCGTCTTTTTTTATAAGCCATCTATCATCACTTGATGGGATTATTGAGCCAGTAAAACTCGGTGTAATTAAACCTCCTGTAGCTACCTGTCCTAAAGACTTTGCTTTTTCTATTACCCTCTTAACTATCTTAGCTCTTTTAAACTCTTTTGCGAGAGCTGCAACAATGATAACCTTTATTTGGTTTTCAAATTGCCTTGCTGACCTCTTCATTATATATTAATGTCCTTAGTGTAGGACCCTCTTGCTAAGTTCACTGTAAAGTCACACATAGCAAGAGTAATATTATAATCCTCAGCCATACCCGTTGTGATTTCTATATTGTTAAACTCAACATCGTCTTGTTGCTGTAGAAGAAAATCTTGTAACTGACCTATGACATTTATGTTCTCTTCAGTGGAACTAATGTAAGATGAGTCGTTATCTGTTATTATTCTATCTATTAGTATTATTTCAAAATCAAGGGTGTATATAGGTGAGTTAAGCTCTCTTGATAAGTTAGCTTCAAGGGGCATCATCAACAATGTTCTGTACTCAAACTCTCTTTTATTGATGTCATCTTCAGAGCCTATCAAAAGGAACTGATTTACCATTCCGTGGGAATCGGCAAATGTTTTTATATCTTTATATAACCTTGTGAGATTATTCATATATGCTTTTTTAAATTTACAATTTACTCATTGCTTGAGACTGTCTTTGCCTCGCTGACTCAATCTTATTTTTTTGAGCAAGGTAGCTCATCTCTGGCATAACAACACTCATATTCAACATATATATATCTTCATACTTTGTTATATCCTCCTTTGCTAATAGGCGAACCATTGAGTACCAATACCATTGCTGTTGAAAAAGGGCTTCTCCCGTCTTTTCTACTACCTCTTCGTCGTATTCCTCATCTTCGTTTACTTCGTAGAATACACCCTTGAATTGCTTAAACAAAACAAACTCTCGGTCATCAAGAAACTTTTGCAAAACAGCGTATACTTGGCGAACATCTGTGTCAAGTATTTTTTTCTCATTAAACTCCTCATCTTCAATGTTTTCATTGTCAAAAACCTCGTGGTGCTTAGGACGCATAATTAACTTAGCAAGCTCTAAGTCATTATGTGCGCTTGACTCATAGTTGACCTTACCCGTTATTATTTGTTCAATCATAATAAACTGACCAAGAATAAGATGGCTTATCTTTGAGTGACATTCAAACGAGTTTAGGGTCTCTTCTTTTATTTCATTAAGATTGTTTATCGGGTAAACATCCGAAACATCTCTCATCACCTCTATTCGTTTGTGAGGTTTTAGTGAGTCCAAATATCCAGAAATATTATTTTCCCTATTAATCCACTTGTTTATTTCAATGTGTTGTCTGAATGTAATCATAAAAACAAAGTTACTCCACCATCCTGTTCTTCTGCCGCACAATACGCACAGATTGCCAAGCTCATAACCATATCATCGTGCTTGCCATCGGTGTTGGAGAATTGTAGGTTACCCGTAATTGCGTTCCGCTTAGACTTAAAGTCGTAAAGCTCCTTTATCAAGTCCGTGTTCTTAGGTATCTTAATCACCTTATCCTCAAACAGCTTGATGAGGTTACGGATAATCTCGGGCTTACTCTGTGCTGAGGTTGTAAAGGGTATAAGCTTGTAGAGCCTATCGTCATCTGTCAAGTCATCAAACAACAGGTCGTTATTGTTTACCTCAAAGTATGCGGCAGCTAAGTTATTGTCGTGTTTTAGGTAGAATGATTTTATCCTTGCCTTAAACTCCTCGTAGTCCATCCCCTCTTCTTTGTAATTGAATCGGTCTATGTCAATTACCCTGTAGTCATCAGACATCGCTGTAAGCACTGTGTAATCCTGTGCTACCCCGATATCCATTCCTATGTAGGTTCTCTCACATATTGTATCTAATTTATCTACAATAGCGTCTTCAACATTGCTGAACAAGGCATTAGCACTCACAGGCTTGCAAAGGAACTCTTGGTCAAATTGTGCCTTAGTCATACTCTTCTTAATGCCGAGTACGGTCTTAGCAACCTTGTCATCATTAAGGTCAAGGTATGTCCTTTTAATGGACTTAATCTGTTCCCAATTCTCTTCTTGCTGTCCTTCCTTGTACCAGTCGTAGAACCAGTTAGGGCCATTGAATGTACTTGCCGCAGATACCTTACCACCCGTCCTTGTAACCATCGGTAGAAGTACCTCGTTGATAAAGTCAAGCTTCATATATGCCGCCTCATCCAAGTATATATAATCCAAGGTGGCACCACGAAGATTATCCCCACTGTCAGCAGAGCGAAACTTAATAAATGAACCATTGTAAAAATACATCTCATTCGCCTTGCGGTCATAACGCTTTATTATCTTGGTCCATAAATCTTGATGGCTACTAAACATTCCTTCAATGTCCTTCATCACCTTATTGGCTTGGTCTTGTATTGGGGATACCCAGAACATTCGGTGCTTAGGATTATTCAATGCCCTCATCACACAGTCATTCTGCATAAAGAAAGTCTTACCCGTTTGTCTACCTGCAACTAAACAACTAATAAAGGGACTGTCCTCGTGAACGAGGCGATGGAAGTCAACCTGTGGCTCAGTAGGTTTGTATAGCTTAATCTGCATCTATATCCAAATAGTCTTGCTCTTCATCTGGAGCGGTTAAATCTATCGTAGCGGTAATATCAATCTTGGTCTGCTCCACCTTAGTTGGAGCCTTGTACCCTTGCATATCATTGATAATCTTTATAGCCTCCATAGCGGCCTTCATATCATCGTTGGCAAGGGCTATGTCCCTAATCTTAATTAATGCGCTTAGATTCGTTCCCTTGGCCGCCTCAATGCTTCTCATCTCCGAGTTAGCTATCGCCATTAACTCCTTATGGAAAGCTGTACCCGAAGTTCTCCTATCACGGTAGTAGTTCGTGTAGTTCAATTCCTTTGCAATCCTATTGGACGCATCCATACCATTGTTCCTAATTCCCTCAAGGAACTCTGACTGAAGGGTGGTTAGTTCGCTACCGCGACCCGAGACTACATCCCCTTTCTTATTTCTTTTTGCTGGCATCTTCTATACTGTATAATGGAATATTATGTGCGCCCAATCGTCCTGTAAATACTAACTCACTGAAGTTAGGTGCTGTCTCATCACTATGATACCATTTCCAAATAGAAGTCTTCACCCTTTGGATACAACTGCCACACGCAGTCTTAGGATTCTCACTCCTCGGAAAGTATTTACTCTTGCCCACCATAGAGTTATAAAACTTAAACATCTCTGACTTGGTATCACCTTTAGGCATCGTTCCGCTTAATAAGGCTATTAGAAGGTCCTTAGTTGACATATCTTATCGTTTTGGTATGTATGTATAGATTGATTAATTAAAGGCTCTTAGAACGCCTTTAAGGGAATATACAATATTGAATGTTCAGTGTCTTTCATTATACCCCTCTTATTATAATAAACTAATTATAATAAACTTTACTCCCATAGTAAAGTTTATTATACTAATAGTATTAGAGTAAAGTAAGACTATTATAATAATAGTATCTATTATTATACAATATTCCCAAAGTTACTTTTCGCATTCGTCAAATCACCTTCCCCCCGCCCCTTCCCCCCGCTCCGCGAGGCTTGCCTAAGGCTCAATTTCTTTTTATTCGGTCAATCCCTTGCTACCACTACGATACAGCTAATTTCATCATTTAACATACTGATAACATTAAACGTTGCAATGGTTCAAAAATAATTTTGCGATATTTGTAGCGAAGCGAACGAACAGACTTTACACTGTGCTTCAAACGTTGTAAAGGTTAATTTTCTTATTGGCTTTAGTAGTTCGTTAGGTAATAACGTCCTTTCCTTTCTTAGTTTACCACTTTGAAAGGTGCTTAGGTCTTAAGTCTTTTGATAACGTTCTTTATTTGTGCATTGCACGTGGGTTATTCAAGTTAAACACTTGTAATCCCAACAGTTTAAACCTTGCAAAAGTAGTCAATTAGAAAAGGTATCTTTTCTTAAGTTCTATTAATAGCGTTTAAACCTTTGCGCTAACTGTGGTTAGGTTAGTTCTAAGGTCGTTTAATGTGGTTTGATAACGTTGGTTAAGTTGATGGGCTTTAATTACCTTTTTTTTCTTTCATCCTTACGGATTGGATTAGTACCTAACTTTTCCGCCTATGATTTGAACACTTTAAAAGATACCTTTTTAAGTTAGTAATTGAGGCGGGATTTACTACGGAAAGCCAAACAAGGATATTTTTTTAAGTAGCTACTTATTCAAGTGGTTTCTTTAATTGCCGTTAATTCAGAATTTTAAAACTTTTGTTTTAAGGTAGTTCAATTACTACCAACGGCATCAACTCAAACAATTATTACTAACTAAATTTATTTTATTATGAGTTCTATTATTTTCTCTCAAGGTTCAACGTCTATTAACGTGAATTTTGAATTCAGCAAAAAGTCAAACACTAAGGTATTAACAGGCACTGCCTGTAAAGAACTTTTCAAATTGATTGACTTGCAGTCAAACGGCACTATTAAATTATTCAAATTGTCTCAACCTATTGATATCGCAATAGATAGCGGAAAGGTAGTTTTAGATACTTGCAGTATTGACGTACTGCTAAAGTCTAAACTTAAGGTTAATAAGACCTATGAAAGCAAAGCCCGTTTTGTTGGAAAGGTTAGAGACCTTTTCGCATATGTAACAAGCGATAAGGCAGAAATTACAGCAGACGAACTGATAAAGACCCTGCAAAAGTAAGGGGCAAACTATATCGGATAATCAAGGGGGCAGTCTTCGGACTGTCCCCTTTTTTTGTGTCTTATCGTAAATGAACTACAATGCTTGTATAGGCTTATAGGCTCAGAACCTTAGAACCTGCACATAGCAAAATTACATATAGTGAAGGGCAATCCTTCGCAGAACATAGAGTATAAACAAATAAACCTTTTTATGAAAAGAGTATATCGTTTTGCCCTCGTGAACCTCATAGGTTTAGTGGGTGCAGTAGGTAGTATGGTTAGCGTGTGGACAATGTATTTCACAGGTAACTCGGATTGGCTTGTGCCGTTCGTGATTTTCGGATTAATAACGTGGTTCTACATAGAAGTTGTGGCACCTAATAGCAAGTAATATGAAGAAAGTAATATGGCTTGAGGACGGCAATATATTTGTTGTCCGCAAGGGTAAAACGACTAACGACAAAATAAGTGATGGCTCTGCCTTAGTGCAGACCTACACCTTTAGCCAAGAGCAATGGGTACTTGCGAGTACGAGCAAAGGCTTTGGTATGAAGAAATTCTTTGCCTTAGATGGTAGCAATTGTCTTGACTGCCCATTTAGTATGGGCAATGGTAATGGTGGGTGCTATACGCACAAGTTCCAACAGTATGTAGGGTTCTTGTCCCTACTCCGTAGCGTAAAGCTACAAGACCTCACTCCCTTAGATGATGATAAGATGAGAGCCGTAAACGATATGTGCTACAATACCTATGTAAGATTTGGTACTTATGGAGAACCTTCGCTTATGCCTAAGCACCTTGTGGAGTCTATGAGTATGGTTGCGAAGTCTTGGACAGGCTATACACACCAATGGTCTAAGGATTGGGCTAAGGACTACGGCAAGTGGTTTATGGCTTCAACGCATAGCCAAGAGGAGGCTGATAAGGCTACGACTAAAGACTATCGTTCCTTTATAGCAACGGAGCGTGGTGATGAGAAAGCTGTGAGTTGCCCAGCGAGTAAGGAGGCGGGATACAAAAGCAACTGCGCCAAGTGTGGTTTATGCAGTGGGCTGTTAGGCAAGGGCAATAAAGATGTTAAGATACTACAACACTAATAATAAATTGATATGGAACAGATTGGAAACGTGTGGATAGAAGCCACTGTAAAAGTAAGAGTGAACCGCAGGGTAACTCTTTGGAATGAGGATAGTGAGGAGTATTTGTTAGAGGCTATGTACGATGGAGACATAGAGATTATAGAGGTAGCAGATACGCATAGATTTGAAATAACAGAAATAGAAAACGCAGAATAATGAAACAGACATTTTACCCAACAGACAGCGAACAGCAATTAATGATGGACATCGTTATCAACGAGTTCGCACAGAGACAGACAGCTATGGACAATTACAATGTTCAAGAGGTGGCGTACCGCCAAGCTATAAGTGATGGCGCAATGAGAACCGATAATTATTTTAAGTTATGAGATGGGAAATATACGATGGAAACGATAAGTTAGTTGACATAGCCCACTCCTCCGTAGAGGCAGATATGATGCTCACAATGGAATACGGAGATGAATGCTATGCCCGTAGAGTTATACCTTGTAGAAGCTGTGATGAAGAAGGACAGTTACAACACGATGCATATGGAGTATCCACTGGGTATTGGTGCAACTCCTGCTATGACAGCCCTAAGTACCCGTACCGCAAGGACAGGTATGATTACGAGGCATATGGTGAGAGGTTAGATGATAATTATTAAATACAAATGTTATGAATGAAGAGCAATACTGGGAGGGCTTAACAGCCCACTATGAGAGATTTGAGGATTATGAATATGAAGATTAAGATATGTGGAGATATAGATTTTACTACCAAACAAAGGTAGACGATGACGTGAGGATTACATATGCAGTAAAGCATTGTAAAAGACCGAAGGCTACAAACCCTTATAAGAACTTGGAACGTATGTTCAACAGAGGATTGATTGCTGTATACGGATATGATATAGAAAGTAATATATAAATAAATAGAAACTATGATAGCAGACATTAAAGATTTAGTGATTGATTTAGGCTGGGACTATGACCGAATGAGTCAGAGTGGACAAGAGGTTTATGAGAAATTATGTGAAATTTTAGATATAGAGTAATTATGAAAAATGTATTAAGAGATTGGTTAGGAATCAATGAAGAGAAGTTTGCCTTAGAGGTACAACTAAACAAGCTACAACAGAAGCTGGACTACTTAGAAGATAAGTACACAGAGGTAGATGGTAAGGCGGAAAACCTTGATAGCGAAGTGAGTAATATGAAGTACGAGTTAGAGGATAAGATATCAGAGTATGATATAGATGACAGAATCAGAGATGTAGCGTACTACGATATTGATGATATCAAGAACGACCTTGAGGAAGATATGGATTACTCAGAGATTGCAGATACAGTGTTTGACCTTGTGATGCAGGAGATTGAGAACAGAGATACAATACAGGAATTAGTAGAGGCTAAGTTAGAATCACTCAACGATGAAGGTAGAAATAATACAGGTGCATACCCAGACATTACTGAGATTGTAGAAGATGTAGTAGAGGAACTGATAAATAAATTAAGAGGATGATAAGTAGACTGAGAAAGTGGGTGGAGAAAAAAATCTCCATCTACTCTTGGTGGTTTAGAAATTAAGTATTAACTTGCAGAAAAATTAGAGCAATGGAAAAGCAAACAACAAGACAATCAGTAGCAGAGTGGTATGCTACACAAGTATTTGAAAACTGTACAACTCCTGTAAGCGAAGTTGAATGGCTAATTGAGAACTTAAAGGAATCAGCATTCAGTGAGATTGAGGATTTTTACGATGAGCAAATGAATAACCTTGAGGCAGAAGGCTTCTTTAAATAATTAGAGCAATGATAAACCAAGTAACAAAGAAAGATTGTATGGAAGCCATAGATTATCTATGGGGTATGGGGATGACACAAGAAATGTCCTCAGATAAACAGCACTACACAGAAATCCTGTTGAAGAAAGTAGCTAATATGTATAACATTAAATTATCTGAAGAATGATTAAGTATTTCAATGAGGTAGTCGCAGAACTACAAAGCAAAGGAACAATCTTCGGTGCTGAGTATCGTAAGAAGAACGGAGAACTAACCAAAATCAATGGTCGGTTCGGAGTATCCAAGTTCGTAAAAGGAACGGGTACAAGCAACCCTAATGTGCTTACAGTGTGGGACAATAATCGTAAGCGTTACACTTCGCTTATCCCCGATAATATTGTCAGCCTAAACACTAACAAGCAGAAGTATGTAAAGAGTGATGAATTTTTAATTGAGAACTATGAGTAAGCTAACGTACACAGTAGAATGGGAAGGTGATGTAGCCAACTACAAGCAAGACTTTGAGAGTATTGAAGAGGCTCGTATGGCTATGATAATGCACCA